AACCGCCGAACCATTTTATACCTATCTGCGCGGATTGAGTCGCCTTCCAGCCCGCATATCTCCCCACTACAATGCCGACAAGTCCCGTGTCATGGGTTTTCATCCTCACCAGATCGCCTACTTTCATCGCTCACCTCTAAACATACGGTCAGCGAAACGCTTGGCGTTGCGAAGGTTGCCCATGTCACTCAGAGATTTCACTTGATCTGAATCCTCATCGTTCAAGTGTTCCACAGACTCTTTCATAAACTTGCGGAGCATCTTGATAAACTCAATCTTCCCAAACGATTCTTTGTGGGATACACCAGTGCCGACGTACTTATCGTGCATCAAACGTGTCATCTTTAGTGCGGCGTCAATGCCTTGCGTATCCTCGGAGTCTATAACGATTGTCATTTTCATTGTGCTTTCCGTGCTTTGGGAAAATAGATTTTTAGGTCGAGAAAAAATGCGCGGAAAAAAATCGCGCGATCTCTGTGACTTACTCCTATAATATAACCCCGATGGGCGGCGCGTCAAGGCGCTTTACATTTACTTTACATCTTCCCCGTCGAGAATATCTTGAATCGCCCATAGATGCTCAATGCTAATCACCTTCGCATCTTCATGTTCTTCGGTACTCAACTCATTAACTAACTGAGTAATCTTGTCAAGTTTCCGTTGCAACTCGTGGATGGGATTGACTACTGCTATTCCTACTTTATTGTACTCAGGCGGGGGGCTTCCGTGATATGACATTTGATTCCTTTTTGTGTGGGTGTGGGTGGTACGGGCGGCTGGATTTGAACCAGCGACAAATCGCATATAAGACGACTACTCTGACCCCTGAGTTACGCCCGTATGTGGCACATCCGGTAGGATTCGAACCTACGACTCTCGGCTTAGAAGGCCGATACTCTATCCACTGAGTTACGGATGCATATAGATAGTTTAACTCGCTTCTGATGTGGTGTCAAATGTTCTTACGTTTGCCTGACCGTCAATCAAAAGCACCAAACAGGCGTTCTCGCTCTCGCGCTTCTCGTATATATCTCGCCATGCACAACTACGATCATGAGTTGATACATGAGTTTCAAACGTAAACGCGCCCTTGTTGTCTTGAAAAACTGCTGTGTAAATCACTTCTTCTCCTTAAAATGGTGGGCTTTCTCGGACTTGAACCGAGGACCATCCGGTTATGAGCCGGGTGTTCTAACCAACTGAACTAAAAGCCCTAAAAGTTTAACGGCACACCGGACCTTTCGCAAACAGCCAAACACCCTCGCGAGGTTTCCACCCGGTTTTTTCCATGAATCGTTTTTTTGCTTCACCCGAATCATCCCCGGCAGCTTCACCTATCACGGTGTACTTTCCTGTTTTCATATTGTATTCCATGATCGTATATTGCACTATCTTTCTCCTTTATCAGTGGTGGGTCAACTGGGAATCGAACCCAGAACCTACAGGTTAAAAGCCTGTTGCTCTGCCGATTGAGCTATTGACCCGTGTTCTTTGCGCTACGTGAGATTTGCGATGGCACCTATAAGCTGGGCTGCCATCAACAAACCAACTGCAACATTCACTAAATCCACAAGTATATAGTTGGGCTTAAAAGCAGCTATACAATCTCCATTCTCCGTTATATCTTGGATAACCCGATCTCCATTTTCCAACTCCACCATCATCTTTGGCGGATCATAATACCGGTTGTTGATCCCGATCACCGTTCCACGCATAGATGGCACCGAGATACCACGCCGATCTTTGCCGACCATCCAAACCTTATCGCCTTTCTTAAACCTCAAAACTCAATGCTCCTGTTGACGCAAATATCGCCCCACATCGCATCGCCCCGTGTCTCAACATCTTCCATTTCTTCACCGATGCGAATGAACTTGTAAAATGCTTCTCCGTGAACGGTCTTTTCTTTGCCTTCGGCATCTTTCTCGCCCGTAGGAAGATCCTCGCCATCGCACCAATCCATGAAGTCGGTGATAGCGCGAATACACTCATAGGAATCATACCACTTGAGCCAGCCCCACTTGAACAGAAACGATCCCTTTTCTCCCTGATAGTCTTTGATCATCTGATCATTCTCGCCAAAGCACAACTCTCGCGCTTGCTGCGACTTAGCCATAGTGACCATGAACTGAGGCATAACCTCGGGACCAACATATAAAACAACTTCTGAACGATAACCCATGTATTTCTCCTTTCTATACCTATAATATAGCACCCAACCGGGCTGCTGTCAACGCCTAAGTTGTCAACTAATCGTCAACGGTAAACTTTGCGGGGATGGGCGCGACACCCTTGGGGATCTCGCCGTCAACAATACCGCCGTGCTTTGCCAGCACGTTCGTCACCGTCTGCACCGGCACCCACCCATATACTGTCTGTGTTGGGCTGTCTGGTTCTTCGGCAAACTGCATCAACAGATCCTCTCGCTGACTTGGGAAGCCCACCTCTACATGCGTATACACGGGTGCGCCACTCATGCGCGGCGTACAGTATGCGCCATCGTGCGCCTGCACGCTCATGGTGAAGCCATCGGCACACACAACCTGTCGGTTGCGATCAGTCCCGGCTGTGTTAAAAAACTCGTTTGTCATCATTCTTGCTTCCTTTTGTTTCACTTCACAAACTTTAGATCGTTGCGGAGAAAATAGCCGTTGTGCTTGGCGCGGTAGCCCGCACTACCATAGCGGCTTGCTGGTCCGTAGTCCTGCATCCAGTTGACGTAGTAGAACGTCTTTTCATTCTTAGATGTGAAACTATGCCCGTAGGGGTTTTCCTCTACGCGCACCACCAAACCCATCAGAGGCTTCTTCTTGTTCCAAACCTTTTGCTTCACTTTCCACATCGGCTCCGACTGCATCGCATACGCCGACAATGTTACCAAATCACCTACTTTCACACTAACTCCAATACCGCGCAGACAATGACACCTAACGCTGATAAAATCCCTATTGCGCTCACAACCAAAGCGAAACACTCGACTTTGGCTATCACATTCCTAACTTTCTCGTCATTCATACTCATAATATATCACCCTTTTGTTGTCTCGTCAAGTAAAGAACCTGTCAAGTGGAGTATTTCATAGTTGGTGTCGTCTATGACGCAAAAAACCCCATCGCACCAAACAGACCATAGCCCTTCGTTGGGGCTGTCATATTCAAGCATAACAATGCACGGGTTTGACCACTCCTCCAGACCAAAGTTGATCGGCTTGAACGATATGAGATCACCGACCTTCACTAAGCACCCTCAAGTTATCCCTCAACGCACTTGAAATCTCACCTGTGTCCAGATAGCGGATTTTAACGCACCCCATATACTCCACGGCTTCGATCACAATACCTCTGCGGCCCTTGTTCTTGCACCAGCTTTCAAGCTGAACCAGATCACCCACGTTCATTTATCACCTCGATGTAGCCAACAGGATACCATTGTTCTTGTCCGTTCTCCAATACTTTAACTAACTGAAACCCGTTTGGGTGGTTCTCGCTGGTATCGATCTCCAACACAATGCTTACGGTCCCTGCTCCATTTTCAGAGATAAAGTTGCCGGTAACTCTAACCAGATCACCTACCTTCACTTAGGACCACCAACACCTTCAAAAACTCAAAAGAAACATCACCATCAAACCACCGCACCTTGCACACGTTGTCGCCATGATCGATGCGTGTCTCTATGGGCGCAGTTTCCACGATGATGCCGTGGTAGCCATCATCGTGAACATTGATAACCAAGTCACCTACTTTCATGTTGACAAAAACCAAGTTGTGAGAAAAGCGAACGCAAACGTCGCCACCATCATTCCAAGTGTCACCAATAGTCCTTTCATACCCATACTCATAATATAACCACCCACAAGCTAAACGTCAAGTCAAAGAAATGTCAAGCCGCGCTGATAACTTTGACGTTTGCGCGGTGAACCCACCAAACATGATCGAGAGGAACCCCCACAACCTTCCAAGACTTGAAATAGATGATGCCTATTCGTGCGCCTTTCACCTCGACAACCAGACCTCTGCGTGCTGTTGTGTGAAGCACTTGCACAATGTCTCCGATGCTTGGTGCGCCGCTATCCTTCATTTAGGATCTCCAGCGAGCCTCGGTTATAGGTGGCTATGCGCCCACACATTAAGCGCACACCAATACTCCCCATAAAACCCACAGCAATCACAACACCGATCTGTTCCCGAAACTGGAACGACTTTGGACGCACGAGATCACCGATCTTCATCCAGCGGCTCCAAGTCCGTTAGGGGGATCGTCAGAGTCGCTCCGTTGACTACCACTACCGCATGTGGCTCCGGGTCGATCTTGCTCCAATCTACCTTGTTTCCACGCATATCTGTACGCCAGCATTTTTTGTCAACAAGTTCAACAATCAATCCGGCGCGGGATTTTTGGCGACGGTGCATCGCCCTTAGTTTAACCAAATCACCAACCTTCATTATGAATCTCCGTTGCTTCAACATAGAAAACAACATTCGTCCCTTTCTTTGCTTGTTCAAGTTGTCTTTTGTCTAATCTCACCCACATAATAGGGGCGTCAGGCGCATTTGTAACTTCAACCGGCACCCATCCATCAAAATAAATCTCGTTTGCCGAGATAACTCCCATCATCTTTGTCTTATTCGCTGCACATCCCAATAGCATTATCAGCGGCAAAAACCTCATTATATTATTCTTCATTGTCCATAACCTCCAATCTCTTTGCTTGTTCTTCGGTGTAGTGCCACTGGCCGGGGACGTTCTCCCACTTGACAACCACGTAGCCGTCTGCCGTTACCTTCTGAATCTCGCCTATTGCGTAGCCATGCTTCCACACATCGTCCATCGACACTTTATCTCCCGCTTTCATTTACCACCACCAATCTTGACGAATCAACCCACCAAGGATCTCCATCGGTAAACAGCACTTGCACAGACGTTGTATCGTGACCGGTCTTTGACAACTGCATGACCAAGCCGTACTGTGCCGAATGGTGATCCATGTCGTCAACCAACTCACTTTCAAACTTTACCAAATCACCGATTTTCATTTTTGATCTCTAAATCGAAACATTCCTCGCACCACTCTCGCTCCTTGATGGTCTTGCGGGACAACTCGATGATTGCCCTTCTGTGCATCCTAATCATATTATAATGCGATTCGATGCATCTGTCAATCAGCTCTTTCTCGTGTTGGTTCATCTTTTACATCCTCCTGACAAATAACTACCGCATCCATCAGCTCGGAAAGTTTAACGACATAAAATACTTTACCTTCGTAAATCTCGCATGGAAAAGCGTTCACGGGCATAACCGCGATTGCTGGACCGCCATTGGATGCTGGATTAGTATTTAGTTCGACCGTTGCAAAATGAGCATCGTGAGTATCAATCATTCCCACTAAAATAAATGTAGTTAAAACTTTCATGCTTCCACTCGTGTTTCATAAATCTGATACTGGACTTCTTCGTTTGCATCCCACGCATATTCCCACCAGTCTTGGACAATCCCTTGCAGTTGCTTTCTATCGTACTGCATCAAATCTTCCTCGGGATCATGTGGCAAGCCGGGGCGATAATCGTCCATTTCATCCTCGTTAAAACCATCACACACATCTGAACGCACGGTCTTGATAGCTGTGATCAAGGCACCTTTCTCGGTCAAGTGCGAGGACACATAGGTTTCATTATCATACAAACAAGTCTGTCTTACTACCCAAATGTTCATCATGCTTGCACCATCTGTGGGGTGGCGTCGATGTAGTAGGAGCGATCTGACATCCGTTCCCAGCACGTTTCAGTCCAGTCACCAAAAATCTTCCAAAGCTGCTTACTTGTCATTTCTTTCAGCTTGTCATGATCCCACTCAAACGCTTCCGTTGGCTCACCCTCTTTACTGTCGCGGTACGCATAACACTCACTCATCACTTGCAACGCATCTTCTTCGCTGGCGATGTGAAAGAAGTCCATCACATCAGCAATCGCAGCCAGCGCACACCCCTTCTCAGTTAAGTGGATCGAGGTAAACATTTCACTCTCGTATGTTCCGTGTAAAACCCAAAGTTTCATTTCTTCTCCTTTCTATACCTATAATATAGCACCCAAACCCCTCAACGTCAAGTCAAGGAGTTGTCAAGAGATTTAAGACAATCTTCTTGAATGTTCTGGTAGCGGCTGGTGGTATACCAGAACACTCGACAAACTCCAAACTCTGAGTCATTAAATATATCATCGCTCACCACAACTCCGCGCAACTCCCTAAAGGGATGGATCGTACCTTTTGCATGCACAACCAGATCGCCTTTCTTAAACTTCATACGGCTCCAGATAGCTTATCCATTCTTCTGAGATTTCTCCGTCGTGCCAGCGTATCTCAAACCGGCGCGTGGTAGTGCCTTTCGACTCCACCTCACGGACAATAATGCCCGGAAGCACCTTGAACGCATCCGTATACTTCTCCCACTTAAAGGTAGCAGAAGGACTCGGGATGTACTTTACGAGATCGCCAACTCTCATGGTGCCTTGTCAAGAACCTCAAGATCAAATGAGCTTGAGTGGTTAAGTTCACCGCCTGTCCATCGCACCCAGACAGCAATGCCGTCGATAAGCTGCACTACTCCCACTCCCTTTCGGTTGTGCTTTACAATATCGCCTATGTTGAAATCCATATTTCCTCCTATGATTACTTATAATATAGCTGCTATGATACCCAATAGCAAGAGTTTATTTGTCAATAGATTGTGTGGCGCTTTCTTGGGCGCTCTTTAATCCTTCTCCTGCATATTCCGCTGCGGTTGCAACTCCCTCATTCATCATTTTTCTGATGTTTTTTACTGATTGTGGATTATCCGCAATCCAGTTGAGTCCAAAGTAAATTAAAACTCCTGCTATCATGTATTTGAAAATGTTGGACATTTTCCCTCCTTATTAAAATGGTAGCTGATGCGGGATTCGAACCCGCAAGCCCAACGGGCGCAAGATTTTAAGTCTTGTGTGTATACCAGTTCCACCAATCAGCCATATATATATTATATCCTATTCACATGGTACAGGCAAGCTAGTTTTGTTAAGGAAATGTCAACCATGAAATAGGATAAACCTCGTCTTCCATAAAATATCTATATTGTCCATCGGTGCAATATATTTCGTAGATATACTCTTCAAAGTAGGGAGTTCCTTCTTCTTTTGCTATTATGACCCCGTGAAAGATTGGCACATCATTATTTTCGTCAGCCCCAAAAACATAATACAAAAAATGATGAAGATCATACTTGCAAGCTACCAAGTCCCCTACTTCAAAAGATCGTCTTTCCATACTCTAAATAGGAAAGACGACACTTTACTTCTTGATTCTTCCCTTCTTTAAGTGACGCTCCTCTATGATGAGAGGAATGGTGGCACCTATGGGCAATATCTTATATCTTTTGGCTCCCTTGGCGGCACTGTGGATCTCATCGCAAACTCGTACCACGAAACCTCCCCTGTCTCGGAAAGCCTTAATGACTCCGGTTTTGGTTGCCCATGTTGCTTCTGGGCCGGGCATAGTCGCATCGCGATAAGAGTCAAATGTGGAACGCGGGAGCAAATAGGCTCCCACCTGATATTTTGGTTCTACGGCATACTGGCTCAATACCTTTTTGGAGTATTTGTTATCGTACATGCGTAAGAACTTATTTCTCTCAGGGATCAATCCTTTCAGAATGTCTTGTGCCATTGGCTTGTAGTAAGGTTGCTGGATGTGATACATAGCAAGGGCTATGGCTTTTTCTTTGTAGTCGGATTGGTAAACTCCTTCCCAACTTTCGTGAACCGCTTGACACTCCGCACTGGTTCGAGCGAGAACCTTTCCCAGTGTTTGCTTTTGTTTTACACTAAGTTCTTTGCCCTTCCCTATCTGTTGGGCAATGGATTCTAAAAAGCTGCGATCCCAGCCCCCACAGACTGAGCGGTTTAAGGCTGCTTCAATTTTCTTTTGGTCTAACATTTGCACTTCTCCGCTTCCTCTATAATATAGCAACATAACTCACAAATGTCAAGCATTAGTTGTGAGAGACATGTCAGTAGTCATCAGGATCAGAACGATTTGTTATAGCGTCAATATAACCCGGCGGAACTTTGCAGACCACCACGCGCCACCCCATCCATTTTGGCCATATATCAAAAAACGGAAAATCTGGTGCCTGCATTTCTATAGATTTAGAAACGTCCGATAGTTCCACTTGTACCTCCAAGAGAGTACCCCCGTCATCCGCCACAGCCAACACTTCGTATCTCCCTCCATAATAGTTGGAGATCATGACAGTAAGCTCATTTATGGCAGTTTGTTTAGGGGCTTTTTCGCCTAACGTAAATCTACCCATCAGACGCACCACTCAACACTTCAAAGTCGTCATGCACCATGTTAAGTATCATCCAACTGCCCTCTCTTCTGTGTTTGCAATCATAACACAAAACCATCACAGATTTAGGATCTATTGCAGATACTTCCATGATGATTCCATGTCTATAATTAGGACTAATCCCTCTTAAAACGTCAACATCGGCTTCGTATATATTGTGATCTACTATCCACCGTACCAAATCGCCGCGTTTAAGTGCCATATAGTAACTATAGCTGTTTTTTTTATTTAACGCAACCTGCGTCGTTAAAGTGTTCAGTCCGGCGCAGGATCGCAACAAATTAGTTGCCGTAGTTCTTCGTAGCCACCGATAAACTTTTCTTCATCGTCAGAAACTTTAACTATCATCGGAAAAGTTGACCAATTGAATTCATCTTTTAACGCACTTCGATAGCTTTGGGAAAAATCAGTCTCAACAAACGCATATTCAAGGTCGAGGTCCATTAAATCTGCGCACGCTCGTAGGCACGCGGGACAGTCCGTTATTCCATATATAATATAAACTTCCATTTATTCCTTTAGTCTTGTTTTTAGGATTGTAGCGCGGGCGTTGTCCGACAGATATACCACCTTAGTATCCATTTCACCCTTAAACATATTTCTCAAAAGAGTTAGGGAGGCTGTGAGTCTTGAGTCTCCCGATTCAACTAAAACCGGCGTCAAACCCCGATTGCATAATTTAATGGCATCTCGATGTACTGCTTTAAGGGAGGAATACACGCCGTGAAGCACCTGCTCCCTATCATAAAGACAATAGATGTTTATCTTTGTCATGATTCTAATTCCTCATCGGTCATGCTGTATAGTATGTTTAATCCCAATAAGTTCTCTGCATAGTCTAATTCTTTTCTCTTTTCCGCCATCGAAACCTCATCAGCCGATCCCTCTTTCAGCATAATCTCATAATCTCGCTCCATCTTTAGTTGTGCGCCCATCGACTCTTGAAACAGAAGAGAAAAATAAAGATTCGCTCCCAATTCGGACGCATTGATTGATGCCGAGGCAAATGGTCCTACGGTAAAAATTGTTTTGCTCAGTTTGGTTGACATTGTTTTTATCCTTTACACTTTTTACACCCACGTACGAGAGAATCTCGCCTCTCGGTAGGCGATAGGTTTATCTTTTTGAAGTTCTTTACTTCATCATATAACAACCTCCCTTCCCCCATAGCTTGAATGTGTCCCGAAACGTCATCGAATCGCCCACACAGTACGATTTGTTGTGTAGGTTCGTGAAAAAGATATTCGCCCGGTGATGCATCGGTTCCAGCCGCAAGGGGAGATAGTTTCATTTATTGCTCCGGCATGCTCAACATGGTATCCTCAAGTTGAGTCTTATAGTTGTTTAGATTTTCAATTGTACCATTTCTGCGTAGAATCTTAAATGCTATGTTTTCTACGGAAAACTCTCTGCGTTTGCTTTCCAAACCAGCACGACGCATGTTTTTAATCTTGGACTTTAGGCGGTATATATTTTTAAGGGCTGCTTTAAATTTGCGAGCCGTTAAGAGATTGCCGACAATGTTCACCTGAAATTCGATATCTTCTGCCTTCTGGCGGGCGCCACTAAAGTCTATATTTTTTTGATATCGCTCGGGTTTCTTGATCCACTCTCCGTTCAATACCGAGTAGACGCCAGATGACAGATGCTTCTCGTCAGCATTCTCCACATAAACTTCCACATCATAACCTTTCAGTCTCATTTGGTGATTTGAATTCCAGCGCATGCGAGCGTTGTCAAAATATGCTTTAACTAAGTCAAGGTTCTCGTCAACATCTAAAAAATCCACCACAATATGCAAGTCTACATCTGAGTAGTTTGACCAGTTATAGTTTGCCAAAGAGCCTGTCAATCTTATATCTTTGATTTCGGCTTCAACGGGTAGGTGCTGCATGAAGAAGTTTGCAATCTTGATCATTCTTTCTTGGAGATGCGGGTTGAGTTCCATGTCTTTCCAGAAAGCTGGCTCAAGATCCTCATGATTGGTAAAAGAGTCTGCCTCGACTTCTTCTTCCATCGCTGGTTCATGTGTCGATATTCCGTAAACTGAGTCTACAAAATCTTTCCAGTTTGTTCCATTCATAATAATAAATAGTCTCTTTAGCTGGTATTGTCACTATTGGGTAACATCATATTCCCACACACAAGTAACATTAACATTACCATGCGCGTTCGTAGGATCAATGCTGACCCCAATAATATCACCGGGGCCAAAATGAGTGGCGTTAGAGAAGGCAAAAGTGTAGGTCGTGTTTGCTGTTGTCATATCGACTGTTTCAGTTTCTTCAGCAGTTGCGCTGATAACGGAGTTCCCATCCACGTTTGTGTGAATTCCAACAACTGTGGAGCCCATTCCACCTGATTTGCTAGATCTGATTAACACTTTTAATAGCTTACCCTCGTAAGGCGCAACGCCCTGCGTGATCCAACTGGGGCTATTTATTTCCGAAGTTCCAGCCCACGGGATATACTCTTTGCCTGTACCAGAGCCGTCGTTGTAGCGATGATGAGTCATATGCGTCATCTTTCCGTAAATGTTCCCATTAACTGTCATGTCTTGGTTTTCATCTATGGTAACTGCCGTTGTTAACGACGTTGCACCATCCTTGGTAGTCCTTATCACCATTTTTGATGGGTGTGATGTTGTGCTGACGGTACCTGCTGCCTGAACATAAATGTCTGCAAAATTGTCATAGCTATCGCCATCATAACCCAGCGTCCTAATTTGTCCAATAAAGTCGCCGCTCTGAATTGCTGTAGGTGAAGCACCGCTTCCTCTAGCCTTTGATATATCAAGTTGTGATGCATCACCGGAGTTGTCCGCTTGACTGATTGTTACTGCACCATTGTTGATAGTGTCGGCGTGAACGTGAAGCGTGGTTAATGGAGCAGTTAGTCCAATTCCCACGCGCGTATTTGAATCATCGTATATTAGCCCCTGTGCGCCACCAAAAGAGCCTCCGTTGTTGTATTGAATTTGAGAGTCTGAGCCGGCTGGTGATCCCCCGCCACCAATACCAGTTAAGTTTGAACCATCGCCATAGAAAGCGGACGCTGAAATGTTTATTGACGCTGATATATCACCATCGACAGTTAGTGTGTGATCGGGAGTACCTACTCCGTTAATACCTAACCTATTTGTAGAAGCATCAAACTTCATTCCGGGGTTTCCTTCCCCAGATCCATTACCCTTAACAACGAAATCTATGTTGTTACTTCCATCGTTAATGGTAACTTCATGTGGTGCGGAGGATTTTTCCTCCATTTTAACCATTGAGATGTTTCCGGCCTTGAGGACTATTTGATCGTCCGTAAAGTTAATGTGCGTGTTGGCATCCCCGTTGTGATAAATGTACTGGTCGACTCCAATGTCGCCTGCCACATCAAGTGTGTAGTCGGGGGTTGCTGTTCCGATGCCAACGGCGGAACCAGAGACAACCAACACTTGATTGCCCCCAGTCTTTAAAGCGATAAAATCATTCTCAAAATCTATCTGAGTTTCAGCCGCATCGCCTTCGTATTTTATGTCTCCAAAATTTCGCGTGCCATCTGATTGTTTATAAGCCATGATTCAGCCTCCTTCATATGTGTTCTGTTCGCCGTCTTCAAATGTGATAATTGTTTTATTTGACGGATGAGGTTTCACATGAACCTTTAAAAAGTCGTCCAAAGAATCAAAGATGGCAATTCCTCCACGCGGCGGGGGAAACAACCAATGGATAATGCAGTGTCCTGAAGCTAGCGATACTCCCTCGATAACAACTCCTTCCCCACTAACGCCGGTTTCATCATTCTGTCTACAGACAGTGAAAGTGCGTATTCCTCGGGGAGCGAGTCGCGGCGGGGGTTTAGGTTTTAGATCTTCAGACTCGGCTGCCACCATTTCTATTACATCGTCATCAATATCAGTCACGACAGACCTCCGGTCTTGTCATCTACTTCTAAAAAAACTATCTCAGAAGGTACACGTGCCTCTTCCTTCTTTTTTGTAGAAGATTTTACCAATTTCTCTACGAGCATCCCTCGCAACTCTCTTAGTTGGGCGCTCATTTTTAAAATCTGAACGTCTAAATCCTCAATTTTACCTACCAAGGTATCGTATTCGTCTGTTACTTTTTTCATTCTCATCATTATCCCTTAATACTATAATTAGTCTAGAACCGCACTCCAGTCAACATTAAATGCAGGTGCAACTATAACTACATTTTCTAATATGTCCACACCAAAGTCGGTGCTACCCACATCAATGGCTACGATATAGCCGATATATTTTCCATCCTTTGTGAACACTCCCGATCCCGAGGCGCCACCATAAGCGTGTGAAAACACATACAGATATTCATTGCCATATCCTACCACATCTCCACGCAAAGTTAAAGGACCAAGAGTGTTCGGGTAGCCAGTATATATTATCTTATTCAAAAGAGAGTAAGCCGGCTTCCATTGTGAGCGGTATGGCAAATCTTCTGGTATTCGAATGGGGGTGCGGTTGTCAATTGGCTCCTTGGTTTCCAATATAACATAATCGTTTTCTTCGTCTTTAATAATATACTCTTTACATTCGTATTCGTGACCGTTGTGGATTATGGTTATGAGCCAACACGGACCGTTCACTCCATGATGAACAGTGAGAACATAATGTCTGCCGTTAGCTACAAAATAAGTGCCGGTCATGCTGGAGGTGGCGGTACCCCACAAACCTAGGGCGGTCGACCGAATGAGAACAGCACTTGATCGAGATTTGGTGACAGCTGCAACGCCGGGCTCTACATTTGCCCATGCTATGTTGTTTTCTTCTGTTATCTCTGCCCAGCTGGGCATTGTGTTATAATTTATTATTGCGGATGTTACTAAAAGCGCCACAGGACACGCGATCAGGAAAGCCCAAAAAAGAATCCTTACCCATTTTAAAAACGTTTGCATCTTATAGTAAGTATGCTAAACTTGCCTTTGATAACTGAAAAAGACTGGGAGATCTTCTAATCCGCTCTTTTTAGCGAACCATACCAAGTCCTCGTTGCCTGTTATTTTAACTCTTCCGTTCTTTCCAATGGCTACATAGACGGGCGCTGTCGCCCCGTTTTTGATAAACTGTTGATACATTCCATCGAAGGCATCCATAGGCGCACGGAATTCCCGAGACGTATAAGGAAGCAACTCTGATACCGGCATCATCACGTGATATGCCATATTGGACGTGTCCATTGGCATGTCGTATACCATTACGCCTCCCGATGCCCAATCCTGTGCGATTGAATCAATGGAGCCTCGCGGAGTTGGAAGGGGTCTAGAATTTCCTGTACGCACTGAACCCATTGCGCCGGCTACTCCCCCAAAGCCGTCTTCTTTTAAGGACTGCTGGCTTTCGCGCACCGTTCTAATTGTTCCTCGCATGTTGGTACGATGAATTGGGCTAACTCTTAAGACTCGGAATCCTTTAACTTGCATGAGTCCGGGTATTAAAATACGATCCCGATACTTAACACGACTGATTGCGCCTACCAATTCAAATTTAACTTCATACGTTGCCAGTAACGCTTGTGGGGTATTCTGCGTAGCTCCGATAGTTCGGACCGTCGTAACCCCTTCGATACCTCTAATCTCCGTTTGGGTTTCTTGAACCTCGCCTCCTATGTCTTTTTGCACAGCGACGTCGATCTTGATGCTGTAAAGTCTAAGATCGTACGCGTCGTCTTTTTCTTTAAGCAAACTCTCAATCCTATCAATCTGCTGCTCGATGCTCTCTTGTGCTGTCCTTGGTTCTCCAACCGAGCCTGCCTGCGTTTCTCCGCGTTGAACGCCGCCATAGTCACGCACGGTGCCGCCAAACGCACCCAGCTTGTTAAGCTGGTCCTTGACAAGTTTATTCCATGTAGAAGGTCTACCGTAGTTGTCGCCATCATCCATCTCAATGCCGGGGATGGTCAACGCAAAATTGAGTCGCCGCGTTGCCAGCGGCAGGACATACTTATAGTAACCAACCCATTTCTCAACCTCATCCATGCTGTCCCAGTTATCTCTAATCCATTTTGCTGTCGCAACCGCCCTCTCTGCCCATTCGTCTGAGCCGGAAGCGACCTGTGCTGCGTACATGCTGTCGATGCGCTGGACCGCAACCTCAAGGCGCTTACCTGAGAGTACCTCTTCTTTGTTTGCGGCTGCGAGTGCTTTGATGGTGGCAAATCTTGTTCCAATAACGTCTTGGGCTGCGTCCTCTACCATATCGGGGTTGTCGTTAAAGTATTTAACCATAGCTTTAACTGCTTCGATAGTCTCTTCGTCGGATCTAGCATCCACAAAAATCTCAAACTTCCAGTTAACTAATTGAGTTCGATATCCACTACCTTTGAGGCTTGATTCGGCGTGGATAATAAAGCGAGAGTTTTCCCTCAGCACAGACAACCACGGAGGTCCTCGTCTCTGTTGTTTGTATTTGTCTCCCAGTGCAAGCTGCTGTTGTGCGCGGTCGGGCCCATCGTGAAACTCTGAGTAACGCTGCTTTAAAGCATATGCCATTTCCTGATTGAGTGTCGGGTTCTCGATGCGAGGTCTGTCGGCGCCGGCGCCTCCAATCGAAGGAGAGCCAAACATCTTGCTGTATAGCCCATCGATCATCCCTTCTTGCCCTTCATCGAACGCCCACATCTTATACTCATTTGGAATTGAGCCAAGTTCGCCGCCAAGGTTGTTGATTGCGGTGTGGTGATTTTCGGAGAGCCTGAACCAGAACTCGACGGCGCTGCTATTGTCATCGTTGTACACATGCCAGTGTCGAAGATCGGTCTCTGTCAATTCGGTACGTGTGCGATCATAGGCTGTCTTGGCTATGAACTCACCTTCCACCAAATTCCTGCGTATCTTCTCTACGATCTCGTCATAGTTGTCTGCAAAGTTTTCTTTGACCTGTTCGGCAAACTGCTCAAACTCCCACTTGGCTTCTTCGGGATCGCTCGCTGCCTCTTGGTGAGTCATGCGAATCTCTATCTCAAGGTGTGCGGTTTTTGCTGGCTCGGGGTCACCGGCTTCCCAGTTAGGATCGGCTCCCGCTAACATTTTAACGTCCCATTCAGTCTCACCTTCGCCGGGAAGATCCCATTCGATGTTCTCGATCTCAATCTCAGATGAGAAGTCTCGGGCTTCGCGACCCCAAGTGTTGGCGGGGATCGGATGGAAGTTGTCGTCATAGTCGCCGGAGCCTGCCTCTACAGCAGGATAAGCGTCACCACCATCGCGCACTACAATGTCTGGCCATCCCAAGTCAATCTGAAGATTGCAGTAGGCGTTCATATAGATATAGTGTCCTTCGCCGCCGTGTTCATCTGGACCCATCACTTGTGCATCAATGCTGGAGTTTTCATTTGGGTCATCATATGCTCCTTCCACCTCGTCTAGTGCTTCTTGGATTGCTTGCTCATCGACAACACCTGTGAACGCAACGTTGGGGTTTTCTCGCTGGAGGTACTCCAGCATCTCTGCGAATTCTTCCGGGTTGCGTGAGTGTTCGCCGTCTTCTTGAACATTGTTAACACCCATATTGCTGATGAACCAACTGATGTGATCCCATACTTCCTCGGGAGGCGCTTCGTTGGAGCGTCCCTTAATTTGGTAGAGATAGTTGCCTCCGTATCCTTCGGCTTCCCAAGTCATCGTGACGTAGGACGAGGATGCTTTGCGTTTGCCTTGGCGCTTGCGGAGCGACACCAGCACACCGCGAGAGTCTGACCCGCAGTGTCCCATTCGCTCGCCTTCAACACCGCAACTGGATACATTTAAGTTATACCAGTACGAGCCGTCATCGAATTCGTGGATAACATAGTCTGGGTCCTCGCGGTTCTCTAGATCTTGTTTGGCTGTGTTGTATGCTGAGTTGATGTCGTCTTCGTTTTTAATCATTTCGTAGTTGGTGGGCTCGTCATTGAGCCAATCAAACAATTCACTGTATTGTGAATAGAACGAACGGAACTCTTGGAACATAAATGCTGCGAGCCACTCTTTTACTTTTTCGACCTTCTCAGATTCCACGCCGGCTTTGCTTAAAGCCTTGACTGCTTTCATGAATGTCTTGCGCCAAGTGCCGCATGGTTTGTTAAAAGCGGCTGTCACATTCTGGACAACGAAAGCGATCTTCTTGTTCCGGTCGACCATTTCATCGTCGTACGACTTGCGCTGCTGTGGTCCAACGTCGCGGTCGACGCGGTAGGGAGTGATTGTTCGGGCGGTGATTTCGGGCTTGGAGTCGGGGTCGGTCCCCATCTGCACCTGTATCTCGTCTTCGAAGTTTTCCTCCATGAAGGAACGCCACTGCCGCGCGGGTCTCTCGCTATAGCCGCGGCTCAATTCGTACGCCTTCCACTGATTGCCCGCGTACATCTTTGCCTTCTCGGGCGCCTTTGCCATCGCGTTCTCAATAAAGTCGACAATCTTTTCGGGGAGACCTATATCTCTCAACCCTTCCGTTAAAACTTCTTCTCGAAGATACTCAAACCAATTTCCTGTAGAAATATCCATTATTTTCTCCCAACACTATAAATAGTTGTTTTTATCAGTAACTACGCAAAAGGCTCCGTCTTTAATAGTTTGGCTGTATCTTTCCAGTTTTCAACCTCGTAGGTAGCGCCGTTGGGGTGCTGTTGTAACGCTACGGCTATCGAATAGTCATTGCCCGGAAAGGGTATTCTATCTCCAACAAAGTGAACCCTATTATGTTCTAGAGCCTCTTCTAGATGGCGGTCGATAACTTGAGACTTATCGTTGCCTATATTAAATATATCAATACTAACGGCGCCCCCAATAACAAAATCTAATTTGGGGTATTTTTCTTTTAAATCTTCGACTATGTGTGCGCGCTCAAACTCCTCCGCATCATAGTCGGCATAATCTTTTCGTTGCGACTCCGTAGCGTCTCTTCCGACGATCGAAAAGTTTACCATACCGGTTCGGGCTTCATAATGATTTTGTGTCTTGGCATCGTAGTGAGAATTGTGAACAATTGTATCCAAATCGCGATATAACCCAGCCGGCGCCTTGAATTTATTCTCATATACAATTTGCCATTCGTTGAAGCCGGTGGGGTTGATGTTTTCGACTTGTCTATAAAAAATGTTTCCCATGCACGCAAAGACACCTTCCGTTTTGTTTACAATTTCATCTCCCAATTGATCTATTATCCTGACAAACGAACCACCTGATACAATATAGACTTCTTTGTTTTTCATCCACTTTAAAAACAAACTCTTAAAACTATCGTCTACGCGGGCTTTCGGCGGCGTTAAGGTTCCATCGACATCAAAAAGATAAATACTGGCCATAGTTTTATTTCCAAAACAATTGGATGAATACGATCATCATAGATAAAAAGACACACACCATTGTTTTGGTGGTGAACATGCTCTCATTAAGAAACCACCACGTTAAGAAAGGGAAAGTTAAATATGACATTCCAAAACCTAGAAGGCGAGCAGTCCAAGCTGCTTGTGTGGCGTCGACCGCCATTCGAGTACCATACCAAAAACAAAGGCTAGCCGGAATACCATAAATCAAAGCTGCCTGTAGGGGCTTGTTTTCCCACCAAGTCCAAATATAATGAGAATAAAGTTGAAACCAAATAAGGGTTTGCCCTGCAGCCATTATGCTACATGCTTTAATCAATTCTGAAATTTGCAATTATCACCTCTTTAGTTTGGAGTGGATCTTGAGTAGGTAACCCATACTCATTCAAGCGTGTTATATTAAAATCTTCAAAGAAGGATGCAAGAGCATTGTGCCATTTGTAAACCAACAGCGTCTTCTTGTCGGTGTTATGTAAGAATTCTTTTATCTGAGAATGATCTACTTTTGTTGTCTCCCACCCTTCCGTCTTTCCATGTTCAAAAAGATTGTAACTAAAGCGACCCACAGGGATAAGCACATATTCGTCATTAGGAAGTTCGCACAATGACTTTGTAAGATTATCCGATTCAGTTAGATTCAGGGTAAAGTTGGTATAGTTAAGGTTCTTTAGTCTGCTCAACACAATGGGGTTATAATTATCATAAGAAAGAACTCCCCTAGATTGTTCGCCAGTGCTAGAAAATCGATTTAATAGAAAAAACATGCACGACCGCATGAAGGGATCTTTATAAGTCGGCCAGTCTTCTTGTAAATAATAAAGCATGTTCGGATCTTTGCGCGCATACATGAATTCAGCTATTTTTATGATGCGGTGTGGATCGCGCATCGCGCATTTCCAAAATTCATAAACAACATATTTTGTCGTAGATGCCTTAACGGTTCTCCCGGCAGCGCTTAGAGCAAACTCCAGTTGACCGGAAAAAAATAATGCCGTATTCACTACGGCGTCAGGTGGGATTATTTTCTTAAGAAAACTTGCGGATCGAAAATCGTGTGGTTCTTTGATGGGTGAAGGTGGCATCTGACATTACTTCTCTTGCAGGGAATTTACCTGATCTTGTAATACACTTAAATCTCTAAAAAGATCGTCCTGCGAAATCACCACATCTTTGGTGACTTCGCTTTGCGTGTTGGTGGCAGTGTCTGAAGATGCTTGAGTCTTATATTCAAGATAGCTACTGATAATATTATTTACATCCGATAAAGCGTAGTCCATCGCTGCCAAGCGGCGCCGAAAGAGATCTATTTCCTCAAGGGTATGAGGGGAAAGCACTGTTCGTTTATCTTGAGGGTGAGCTTTAATTGACGTCACCAGTTCGGCTGCTTGCTCTTCAATCTTGGAGATTAAACGACATACTTCGGTCGGCAATTCCTCAACATCAAGAGAATATTGAATATTTATGCGATCTGAAAACATTGTTATCCTTGTATAAGTTTCTTTGAATTCTTGGTGAGACTATCTTCTACTGTTGAGGGCGCGCCCACTACAATGATTTCAGTCCCTGTGTGTCCACGATTTATGGTCAACTTGGTGAAGCGGTGGCTTGCATGAAGTTCTGCCGGCAGTGCGCCGGATTCGTGGAGTTGCTGCATACGCGCTTCCTCTCTTATCATTACAACATGTTCGGGGTTAACATATACTTCTCGCAGCGTATAATCCTGCTGTGTAGTGAGGGTGTTGTTGTGGCACACCTCTGTAAGTCTAACTAATGGCATGTTCGCTCTCCATTGGGTATACATCCCTTCTCTTAAGATTCCACTCGTCGCCGTTGGCGTAGACTTGATAAATACGATTGGTACCACTCAAGTAAACACCCACAGTTGGTCTTTCGGTCATGCGCAATCTCATTCCTTTTGCTGTCTCACACCATAGCTCAACGCCTTGTGGGATGTGAATCAAATCTCCTTGTTGCATCATTTGTCCTCCGTTTGTATTATACCATAATTAGTGGTGATTAAGGTGCCAGCACAACTAGCGGCGTTCTTTAAGGCAGCTTTTGTTACTTTAACCGGGTCAACCACGCCGCTGTCTATTAAATTAACTATATCGCCTTGGTTGAAGTCCCAACCCTGCATCCCGGTTGATTGCAATACTTTTTGGACTACAATATCCGACGATTCGTCTGCGTTTCGCGCCATCTGCTTGATGGGATCTCGGCATGCTGCTTGGATAATAGCGACTCCCGCACCCTGCTCCGGGTGTGCGCCTTCGGTAATTATGCAAATAGATTCAGATGCGCGAAGAAGGGCTGTACCACCACCCGGCACCAATCCTTCATCTTGTGCTGATTTTACTGCCTCCAGCGCATCCTCAATGCGATGTTTCTTTTCGGTCATTTCCACCTCAGTGGCTCCGCCGACTCGAATAACTGCAACACCCGAAAGCAACCTAACTAACCTTCCTTGGTGGTACTCACATTCCTGCAAGGAATCTGTCTGCTCAATCAAAGCCTTGAGAGACTCGACCTTCTCTTCAAGCGCCTCGTGATCACTAGCACCACCAACAAAAGTGGTTTGATATTTTGTGCTTTCCACAAAATCTGTCGACCCTAGGTGGCTCATTTGCACATCTTTCAGCTTGATGCCGCTTTCGCGCGAGATGAATGTAGCGCCGGTTGAAAGAGCAATGTCGCTTAAGATGTGACGGCGCTCTTCACCATAAGACGGAGCTTTAATCCCAGCCACCTTAAGCGTACCGCGCATTGCATTCATAATCATCGCCGCTAAGGCTTGTCCTTCGATTTCTTCTGCAATAATTATGAGTGGTCTGCTTTCTCTGGCGCACATCTCCAGTGTTGTGATGATCATTTCTACTGAGCTTATCTTGTGGTCAGTAACCAGTATAAGCGGATCGTCGTGTTGCATTACGGCGCGGCGTTCGTCGGTAACAAATGCACCTGCGCAATATCCAGAATTAAATTTAAAGCCTTCGTTGATGTCTAATGACGTCTCTAGTGAACGAGACTCTTCAATAGTAATTGATCCATCTTGACCAACGCGATCCACAGCCATAGCGATAAGCTTTCCGATGGATTTATCATTGTTCGCAGAAATGGTAGCGATGTGTTCGATGTCATCAAGACTTGTAACTGGGCGCGCCAAGTTTGATAGGTTGTGTAAAACTTCTTTGGTAGCAAGATTGATCCCCCTTTGTAATTCGGTAGGCGATGTGCCTGCCGCAATAAATCTTTGTGACTCACGAAGAATGGCGCGCGCTAAAACAGTAGCCGTTGTCGTTCCATCTCCTGCCTCGTTATTGGTTTCGATTGCTGCTTGTTTTATGATTTGGGCTGCAGCATTTTCAAACGGATCATCCATCGCTACAAAGTGCGCGACAGTGACGCCATCTTTAGTAACAAAGGGAGTGCGACCAGCCTCCTGTAGAAGTACATTTCTACCTCTGGGTCCAAGAGTGGATGCCACATTGTCCGCCAGCTTATTAGCGCCAGTCATTATTTTCTGTCTAAGGGTTTGGTTGTCGTCATATTTGCGACTCATTGATACCTCACATGTTGTTTATATTATAATCACTTTTGGTGTAAATGTCAAATGTTATTTACTCAATTTCAGGTTCTTTTTGACCGGCGACTTGTTCTGCTGCAAGTGTTTTAACGATAGCCTTTCCATCGTCCTGCGCTTGCATGTTGGCATTCATCGCAGTCGAGCGGCGATCTGCGCTAAAGTATTTGCCAATATTTTTGGTAAACTCTTCTGTTGTCTTTAAGAGAGTTACAAGGTTTTCACCCATAATCTCGATGTAGATGTCGGTGCAGGCTTTGATGTTCTCGTCGGATAAATTAAGTTCGCCATAATAATCAACATCGGCAATGTTGGTTAACTTTGCTGTAGCTGCCGCACTAATTTTCCATTGTTTGCCACCGGTGGCGCCCTTGGCTTCCATAAGTTTGCGCTCATGTTCCATCATAAGCTTCTCTCTTTCGTGGAATTCTCCGAAATAAGATTCAGCTAGCGGCTCGGGTGGCTCCGGTTTGTATTCAGCATAGCCGGCGTTGTACATTCTTAGTGCCTTACGGTAGTCACTCTTCTGCTCCTTCGTTTCGGGATCTTTTAATTGAGGTACATTTACTTCAAGCCAACTTTCAAAATCAGGCTCTTTGCCTGCGGCGGCGTCAGCAAAGCCTTGTTTTCGCGCATCGAAGGTTTCTGCTCTTCCTTTTTCTCCTTTATATTGTTTCTGTTTTACAACTGGATCTTTCGGCTCGCTAGCTTCGGGATTAAAACCACCCTGATCGTCTACATTCTTCTTAAACATCCCCAGAGTTTGGTTATACCCGGGAGTTCGCAAAAGAACATCTCGCATTTTGATTATTTCTTCTTCGCTACCTTTCCAAGTTTTAGCAAGGGCTTCAATTGCCGCGGCCTGATCTCCAAGGAGGTCTTCATTACCAGAAGCCAACATAATCTCTACAAAATTCCGTCTATTGATGACGAACTCAAGTAGCATTAGTTCTGTAACACTACCGGCATCGTCGGAGTTTTTTCGACCAATCAAGTATTTGATGTTATCGACACCGGTTCCACCACGAATAAACAAATAATCAACAAGGTTGGTGAAGCTTCCGTGAATAGGTGTCTTGGGACTCAACAACTTAAGACTGACTGGTTCGCCGTCGCCAGCAACAAAGTCCTCAATGGGCAACGTTCCCCCAACACGACCAGCGATCTGTTTACCGCCCGTCACCGCAGCCATGAATCCCTCGAAAACAAAACCGGAGGATGACTCGCTATAGTCGTTAAGACATGCTTGCAATGATTCCAAAATCATCATCATGTTTAGGATAGTATTGAATCTCTGACCAGTACCTTTTCGTTTTGCACGAACAGGATCAGCAAAGCTGTTGATGTGATCTATTCTTTCCTTGATCGTGCCTTTTCTGGTGATTGACGCGAAGATTCTGTCGATGTCTTTTCTTGATTGACTGTCAGGGTTTCCCCATGCCTCGTTAGGGGTCAGCCTAGGTAGCGATAAGCGCACACTAAAACCCTCTCGGGTTTCTTCTGTCAACAGCCCCAGCGGCAGCTTCATCACCTCTTCTATCAGGGTCATCAAGCTATCAGGGGTGAAGGCGCTCTTTTTCTTTGAATACTCTTCTGTTAATATATTTTTTAAATCCACTCTTGAAACCTCAAATAATTATGTCAGCTATACCTAATTCTACAGCTTCTTCTGCAGATAAATAGACATTAACTTTGCGTTCTAACATGTTTTTGATATCTTCTTCGGACATCTTTGTCTCGCTTACGAGCGCACTAATGTAATCTGCTTGCAAAATCTGTAGTGCCTCGACCTCATTTAGCAAATTTGGAAGAGAGCCGTGGCTCCCTGCCATAGCTGAATGTATCATAACGCGACAATACTTTCCTATCTTTCTTTTTCCCTTGGTGCCTGCAGCCAACAACAACACACCGGCAGACATTACTTTTCCAACGCCAATGGTATGAATTTCACTTTCAATCTGGCGCATAACATCATACAGCGCAAACATGTCATCCGCTGACCCGCCGTAGGTAGAAAGGTAAAACTCGATAGGTTTCCAATTTTCTGAATCTTCCTCCATCTTATTTACCTCATCCATATATAACAAACCCTGCACTAATTCTGCTACCTTTTCCTCTCCCACATCTGTGAAGAGCCCTAAGATACGCATGTCTGGTTCCGAATCGATTAACTGAGAGGCGCCCGTGTCCACGAGAACAACCTTGCTCGCAGTCTCAGGGGCATCCGCCGAATCGATGAGGCTACTGACCTTTTCTTTAATCTTATTGATCATTACTTCTCCCTCCAAAAACTAAATACAGCCGTGTTGTGCTGCTCAAGATAATGCATTGCCGAATCCCAATCTTCAAAGTCTACACGACTTTTAAAAAACTCTGGATGAAGTTCTTTGAAACAGGTGATTGAGCGTTCTTTGATGTGTCGAACATCCTGATCGAATTGATATTCAAAATTGCTAATATGGCTAGCGTTGCGCTCGGTGCGCAACATGTACTCCAGCATTAGCTCTCGGGAGTGAGATAAATACTCAATTGCTTTTATGGTCGAGGCTAAATAAATTACCTGCGATGCGGTCTGGAGCATAATGCTAAGTCTCATCGAACGCAAGAAATAAAAAGTCCTACAGGTAATATATCCAAAAATAAATGTTAATAAACCAAACCACCAATGTTCCATATTATCTCCGCAAACAAATAATGGTCACGTGTGTGACCATTATATTATAACTCTGTTATGTGTAAAAGTCAAGACTATTTTGATGTGAGTCTCTTAAGGATTCTTTCTGCCAACTCATCGGAGAGCGACTCTTTCTTTTGACTTGCAGCGAGGCGTGCCACCACACGGCGGGCAACCTCGGCTACGATCTTCTCTTCTTGGTATACACGACCACCGGGCAGAACTTCTTCCTCTTCTTCCTCGGCGCCGACCTCAAGACCGTCTGGTCCAGCTTCGACATCGACGTCCATAGCCACTTCTTCTTCGCCGCCCAAGCCAGCTAGCTCGTCATCTGGGAGAGGCTCTTCTAGATCTACATCACCCCCTTCTCCGCCTTCTACATCAACTCGGTCTTCAATTCCCCAAGCTGCGGCGAGAGCTTCAACTCCCTGTGCTAACATATCTTCTAACTCTCCGTCTAAGCCGCCTGCGTCTGCACCCAAGTCGTCTTCTGCATCAAGTTCGTCACCCATCTCTAAGGCGTCTAACTCGTCGCCTTCCTCATCAGCCATATGATCCTCGGCACCCAATTCATCCTCAGTTGCCTCAAGTTCATCTTCTAAATGATCTTCTTCACCTCTCTCATCAATCGCGCCGATTTCGTGCAATCGCGTATCCTTGACGGTGCCTAATTTTGCTAATTTTAAAAATCTGCGGATTTCAGTTTCTGTTAATAGTGCTTTACGAGCCATTATGTTCTCTCCTCAAAGTGGTAAACTCACCTATAAATAGTTAGTGTTTTGCTTAACTTCCCATATTCGCTTAAAATTTATTATTCCGATAGAAGACTGTTCTTTTTCATTTTTCGCAACGCCTCCGTTTCTATCTGCTTAACGCGTGCGAATGAGACACCTATTCTGTCTCCAATCTGGCGTAGGGTCATGGGACCATTCTCAAAAATAGCTATCAAAGAACAGTTCTTTTCGTCCTCAAAATCAATCCACAGTCGACAGTCCTTTTCTCTGCAGTTTGTATTGTTTTTCATGCACTCCATCGAGCATTTTCGTAATCCGTTGCCTTTCATAAATTGGGATGCTCCTTTTCAATGAGATCAAAGATGTTGTCGATCTCCCCCTCGTTAAAGCCCAACTCGGCTGCAGCCTTCTTGCCTTGTTTTATTAATTTCTCAGATTTAGCTTTACGCTTTTGAGAATGGGTGCCATTTTCCAAGACGAAGCTTTGAATACGCTCGTCTCCATTCAAATATCCACTTATTAAAGAACGAAAAAAATCTGACTGCCGCAGTCCATCATGCTTGAGTCTTACAATAAGTTGGGCATGGCGATGGTCTGTGTCGGTAAACACTATTCGTTTGGTGTTCTTTCCATAGGAGTCGCTTTCGTCTACCATCACCATCTCCTATTCAGTATGTGGGTGTGGCTTTCGGATAATCCTGAAGTGCTTTGATTCACAAATCTAGCCTTTGCTTGAAGTTCCCTAATGTCGCGCGCGCCTGAGTATGACAGACCGGAGCGTATGCCGCGCTCCAAATCTTCTAAGGTGCTCTTGACACTCCCGCGATACGGAACTCTTGTGGCAACCCCCTCAAGAGATGCGTAGTCGCCCCTCCAGTCTACTTGGGCTTCCTTGCTAGCCATACCACGGTACATTTTCCACTTATGACCTTCATTATCTTGCATAACAGTGCCGGGTGTTTCGCTTGTTCCAGACAACAGCGAACCCACCATAACTGCATCGGCTCCTGCAGCGAGAGCTTTGACCATATCTCCGGAGTTTTTAATTCCGCCGTCTGCAATTATCGCGACATCTCTATCTGTCTGTGCGCAATCTATAATAGTCTGAAGTCCGGGCATGCCATGTCCTGTTTGAATTCGCGTGGAACAAATAGATCCTCCGCCAATATTACATCGAACAGAGTCCGCACCCCAGTCTGCCAGATCGTTGATGCCCTGCAGAGTGGCAACGTTTCCTGCCATAAGATGAACGTCTGGGCCCAAAACCGTCCTTAGTTTTGCTATAGCATCTTTCATTAGGATGTGATGACCGTGCGCCACATCAACACAAATGAAATCTATGCCCAGTGCGCGCAAGACAGAAGCTCTGTTGATGAAATCTCCTGAAATACCGATCGCGGCGCCAACGACGCCGCCTTCTTCGACCTGATCGATAGCAGTGCCAACCATTCGGGCTTGCTGTTCTATGGTGTTGTAGCGATGAATCACAGCGGTTCCACCGCACGCAGCCATCCCTATCGCCATTTGATCTTCGGAGATTGTATCCATAGGAGATGCAATGACAGGAAGTTTAAGCTTTAGATTGTTGCGCAAATCTGTCTCAAGCGCAATTTCACTTCTTGAGCGTATATCAGAAAATTGGGGCGCCAACAACACATCATCATAGGAGAGCGCGGTAAATCTACTTGTCATTTTTCCTTCTCGATAAATCTCTTAATCTCGCTGGTGCGATACCAAGTTGCCTTGTTGGGGGTTTCAGGATCGGGCATAATGCTGACCTTAGAAGTTTTATTCCCTGTGCGGGTGCGAATGACGGATATGGTTGGAACGCCATTAAACTTTAATCTGCCCTCGATCGAAGGATAGTCATCTACATTAAAAGCAAAGAAATGTAAATCAGAATATTTATCCTCTTTAGCGATCTCTGCGTAGTATTCCTGCAGAGCATGGCAGAGGTGACACCCATTCGAATAAAATTTAACCACGCAAGTGGCGTCTTCCTTTACTTCTCCTTGTAGGATTTTTTCTAGTGCTCCCAAACTAAGTCTTGCAATGCTCATTCATTGTCTCCTGTGTTTTTTTAATGCAGTCCGGGCAAAAAAGTCTAACTGTCTCTTGGCGCACAACCACCGACCAAGATTGCACCATATCTTTGTTTGTTTTATCAAAAGTTTCATCGCAAGTCATACACTGCTGAGGGAGTTGATTAAACTGAGCTACCTTTTGGGCTAATTGCTCTGTATTTTCCTTTCCCAAAGCCTTTGCTGTGGCTCGGCGCTGCTTACGATTCATCTTTTTCCTGATCGGGGGTGCGGAATTGTTGGGAGCGCGCAAAGGATGGCGAATTCGTTTCGTTGATTGATATAGGCTCCCCTGTGGGGGTTTCTTTTTCTTCTTCTGCTTCAACAACCGTGGGCGGTGCAGCGTTCAATAGTGATTCAATCAAATGAGGGCTATACTGTTGAAGCGTAACCATTGCATTTTCAAACTGTGCCAACTTAACAACATGTTGGGCTAACCTGTCGGTGTCTTGTTCCTTTAGCGGTCCTTTAATAAGGTCTTTCATTATTCCATATTGTTCCAGCGCTCTGCTGCGGAGCAGCAAGATTGCTGACTCTATGATATCTTTAGCCATATTTATTTCTCCTTATCGGTTGATGGCACCAAAAATCTGCCTCTGGTTACTGCCGTCGAATACCACGACTGCGGATGGGAATGGCGCACTGTTATCGCAGTCGCCAAACTTAAGTCTCCCCTTGACAAAGTGCACCTCATCTGCCCGCATGACATAGCGATGCCAATATTTGGTATCAGTACGTGCTGGGATGAGCATTATCACTCTCGTTTCTTCTTTGCGAGATTCATCATAAGCCTTCTTGATCCACTTATCAATGCCGCGACCATAAGGGGGGTTAACGAACACTGTGTGTCCTTCCCAATTCTTGGATAGACCGTCTTCGGCTTCAGTGAAGAAGTTAGCACACTTTGTGTTCACGGGATCGGCACAAGGGTCCAAATCAAATGGTCCAAATCTCCAATCCAGTTTGTCGAAAAATTCTTGGGGTGTTGCCCATTCGCCGGTTTTAGACGAAAACATCACAAGTTGAGTGCTCTTATCCATTGGATTCTCCTGCGATGGTTTCAAAGTTTTCCACAACCTCATCGATGTTTACTTTACCTTTAAAAAGTCGATATGCCTTTACAGCAGCGCGGATCTCGTCAGTATTGAGCCATCCATTGTTGCGAAACTCTGATCGCAGTTCTCGCTTTTGCTCTTGATATGGTTCGATGCAATCTTCGATTGCCGCTAGAGAGCGGATATACTCTTTAACATATTGTTGTTTTTGTTCATGTGTGGTTGCCATTTTCCCTCCGGTGTTGTGGCTTTGTTGACTCTAATAATATAGCATCATCTGAACTGTCTGTCAAGATAATATTATAAGCGAATAGCAAAAAGTTGTGCGATAAATCTTTTTACCAATGCATCTTTTTGTTCTTCAGTTTCGCATCCAGAAAACAAATAGTTATAAGTATTTCTGTCTTCCCGAATTAGATAATTAATTCTTTCCGCCTCTTTTTTCATCCATCTAATTTGCTGTTTGTAGTTGCGAGACTGTGTGAGATGAAACCTCTCTGCTAAGTCCAGCAAAACAAAATACTT